TTTAGATCAATCTTTGGCTTTCCTTCCTGCTTCTTACCAAAGCTAGAGATTTGATTCTGCTTTGATGCAATAGTCCCTTGCATTAACTTCATAAACTCATCCAAACGACTAGAATACTGCTCAGGACTCATCCCAAGATTACCAACGTCTGTGAGTGCTTTTGTAATTGCTTGACCTTCAATGTTACTGACAGCACCAGTCCCCTGTAGCATTTTTATAGCTTCTGCAAAGGCAGCACTATTCAACCGCTGTGCATTTGTGGCAAAGTCAAATTGAGGAGTGCCTGGCACAATGCGGTCATAACCTCTCTTTAATCCTCCCAAGAGACTGCCGCCACCAACGGTTTCAGCAAGGATTGGATCTGATTTCATTTTGGCAGCTAAATCTAAAGCATTTTGGAAGATTCTCACTGATTGATCTAATCCAGTGAGTTGTGATGCTTGATCTTGCGACAATTTGCCAAACTCCGATTCCATCTTTTTCTTAGCCTGCTCAAGTTCAAACTTTGATTTCTCTAATCCTACTTGTGCAGCTTCACGTTCTGTTTGGTTTGGTAGGACAATACCTGTTTTAATTGGTCCACCAACGGCAATTTTGTTTCCATCCATTTCAACAATTCGTGGTTCTTGTTGGATCTCTGGAGGATCTCCAAACATCATCCTAATGTCATCAGTAGCTTTCTTTCTAGCTGCATCAAGATTGTTGGTCTGCACTAAAGCGTTGATACCACCAACATGGTCAGCAATCTCATTGAATCGTTGCTCAATCATTGCAGCATAGTCCATGCGTTGCTTCTGAATTTGAAGCTGTGGATTCTGTTGTTGAGCTTGTTGAGGCATTTGAACCTGTGGTTGGAACTGCTGCGGAGCATAGTTTTCAAACTCTGGAACAGGCACAGCAACAGGAATTACTGGTTGGTTATACTGGTTGATCTGCTCTGGATTAACCATTGGTTGAGCTATGGGTTGCCCCATTGCAATAGAATAATACTGCTGTAATGCAGCTGGATCAAATTGTTGAGGCATAATGATTATTTGTTATGTTCAATGGTTAATATTGGCCATAATTATATTGAGGAAAATTAACTCTTGGCCCAGTATTTTGAACTGGCAAAGGAAGTGATCCACTCATGTTAATTGCAGGACCTACACCATACCTTGAAGGATCAGGTGCTGGAATTGTGCCTAGTCCAGCAGAAACACTGCGTTGCATTTGCATCTGTCCTTGAGCCTGTGCTGCCCTAGCTTGTGCTTGGTTGATGCCATAAATAGTCTGCATCCGTTGAGCCTCTTGACCTAGAGAGTTCTGGAACACAGCTTGCTGTTGTGGACTCATCTGACCAATGTTCATGTATTGATCAGCTAGAACTGGGTTCATGGGCACTCCAGTCGCTTGAGACGTGGATTCTAGACCACTGTATTGAGCAGCAGCACCTTGTTGGGAAGCTTCTGATCCAGCTTTTTGGTCAGCGTATTTCTGAACCATGCTGCCGATTCCACTTGCTGCTTTTTTGATTGTCTCTCCATTTATCTGAGTGGGCGCAGTCATCATCTCATAGGCATATTTAGGCAATGTCTGAAATCCGCTTTGATAAGCTCCGAAGTATCCACCTTGATTCATAGTTTTAGTCTTTCATATAGGTTAGTTTTTCCTGTGATGCCCAAGGCACTTGTCCTGAAATGTTCTCAATCGTCATGTCCAGCTTCGGACAATGCACGAACTTAGGAGCGTTTAGACGACGATCAACGCAACGTGTGCAAGCATGAACGTAATCAACGTTATGCGCTTTGTCTGCCTTCTCACGCCACTTGCCATTTGCTTTCTCGTAACGGTCAGAGTCGTATGGAACGTCATACTTCTCGATGTATTCCCATACGTCATCATGAGTCCAGTCTCGAAGAGGGAACATCATGTTAGACTGATTCCAAAGAACTCTTGAATCAATACGAGTGCCAGCGTCACCACCTAGAATTGGATCTGAATCACAACCTTTGTGACCTATCCACAATGCATCAAATGCAGGAACCTCTAGCATGAGTTGCTTTGGTCGTTTGATGATGTCGAGAGAACAAGTGAACGAACAGCCTTCAATTGGTTCCACAATGCCAGTAGGACACGTTAGAACAGTTGAATTGATCTGATACACGTTCTGCACTTCAAACTCGTCACCTGTCTGCTGGAATGCAGATTCTTGAGGATGCCAAGTGTAGGCTAACAAGTTCCACCGCTTAATCAGATCATCAGCAAAGACATACTTCCTTGGCTCCCATGGTTCACGAAAGAAGATCACAGGCATAGTTAGACCCATGCTCTTCATGATGTGAAGAAGTGCCATCGAATCCTTGCCACCAGACCAACAAATCATCCCTTTTGGAAACAACTTGATGCCACTGGCAATGATCTTTTTTGTAGTTTCGAGTTTAGTCATTAGAAGAGTCCAGCTCCAACTACCGCAGCCGTTCCTAGCATACCCGCAGCAGAAACACCTGTGCTGATATTTTGTGCTCTATTAGCAGCATTGGCAGCATTAGAAGTGAATGCGTTTTGTGCATTCTGCGAGTAAATGTCAGATGCCATCTGTGATTCAGGCTGGAACTGTCTTCCTGCCATCAGTCCAGAGGCTTGTCCTGCTAGACCGGAAAGCGTTTGCCCCATCGGTTGGTAGGTTGTGTTGTAATACTGAGGAACGCCAGATGTCTCTAGTTGGTTAGCGACATTACCAGCGAACTGTTGTCGTTGACGCTGTAGTGCCTCGCCCATTCCATACTGGCTCATGATCTCCGCACCGATTGCACGATTGCCTGTGCCCATTCCACGAGCAGCATAAGCACCTCTTGCCTGCTGCTGTGCGATACGTTGCTGTTCTGGCGTTAGGTTGGAACCAGCGGCAAGACCTTCTTCAGCTTGAGTCTGTAGCTGTGACAGCAAGTTAGCCGATCCAGCACCTTGACGATACTGCTGCACGAACTGCGGCATGTATTTAGCCTGTTGAGCAAGGTCAGCTTCAGAGAGTTGATTCTGATAATCAATCAGCCCAGGCATTGCCTCACCGTAAATACCCTGCAATCCCTGCAAGCCTTGGCCTAACTGTGAGATGTTAAGCGCAGTGTATTGAGGTTGATACTGCTGCTCTGCTGCTAGAACTTTAGGAGCAAGTTTAATCTGTGCGTTAAGCGCATCAGACATTATGTTAGCATACGATGCTGGTGGTGGAGCTTTAGCTTTTGATCCCATACTTTTCCTTTAGTTGATTGTAATTGTAAACATGATGCTTATCTCGGCCATGTCGCTGAAAGATAATATGCTCTAAAGTCTCAGGAGACTGGCGAAACATATCCTTAATTGAACCAGCGGCAAGATGCACAAACCATCCGTTGTGTCTGTCAGTTAAAAAGAACGGTTTAACTCCGTCCCAATAACATCTTTGAATAAGGTAGAAGCTATCATCGGACGAATAGACAACTCCATACTGAATGCAACTGCCTAACAATTCCTCGAAAGAGACTGCATCAGTCATGCCTTCGATGCATTGTTTAGCTCGTTGCCAAGGTTTCATTTACCAAAGTGCGTTGAAGTTTAGAGATGAATTTGTTAGTGATACACCTGCACCACCAGCAGTCGTGAGAACTCCAACACCAAAACCGTTCACTGTCTTTAGAAAAGATGCGTTTAATCCAGTCGAACCAGACACGCCAATACCGCAACATGGCAAAGTAAGAGTTGATGTTGTCGCTCCAGTCTCAACCGTTAAGTTGAGGGCATAAGTTGAAGCTGCTGGCTTGTTGATGAAATTAACCTGAAGAGCAGTTGTTGTTACAATTGGTCCATATACTGAATAAATGTTACCTCCAACAAAGGAATAAGCATACCAGACAACACTTACTGACAATACAGTTGTTGCCGCTGTAATTACAGTGAAGTTATTAGCATCAACAAAGGTTGCTGAATACCATCCTGCTGCAAATCCTCCTGATACTGGAATATAAAGAACATCTCCAGTTCTGAATCCATGAGATGTTTTCAGAATATTAACTGTATTTGATCCTGCTGATCTCGTTGCAGTTCCTGTAATGGTTGTTGTTGTTGCTGAGTGTAGAGTAATGTTCCCATAAGCACGAATCTGGAAGAACGAACTAACAGTTTTGAGCTTATTGTCAGTAGCGTCCCGAATGAGAAACTCATCGTTGTCACCCTGAGTAACATTGGCAAGATTGACGGTCACATCACCTTGAAGAGATCCAGTCAGAGTAGAATTGAGAGTCAGTGATTTCTCATACCATGTAACCGTTCCAACGGTGTCACCAGCATCAGCAACGGTAACGGTAAACACATCAACGGACGTTACTGTCACGGTGTAAGTGCCGTTTAGAACGCTACTAGCCACCGGAGTTGTCCCAGTGAATACAAGGTAACGAGTGTTGCCAGTTGTTAGACCATGAGCGGTCTTTGTGACAGTCAGTGTCGTTGTCGTTCTTGCCCACGTTGCACTAGCTACAGCAGCAGTTCCTAGCGTTGTGTTGCTGCTAACCGTCACAGGATTACCGAAGCTGGATGTTGCGTTTACTGTTAATGTATCAGTGGAGGCATCTCCTAGAATCGTGTTACCGTTAGCGGTTAATGCTCCAGTTAGTGTCGTTGCACCAGTTACAGCTAGACTAGCGGCACTCGTTCCAGTTGGTAAGTTTGCAGCAAGATTAGTGAAAGTCACCTTCTTTGCTGGTGAAGCTCCAGCCGTAGCAATCAGGAACTCATCAGCAGGTGCAGGAGTAGCAATAGCATCTTGTCCTGAAATGAATGTTGCAAGAGGCTTTGCCTCAATAACGTGGTTAGTTAGTGCTGATACACTCAGGACACTACCGTTTGAGAATGTTTCTGTGGAAACTAGAGTTGGCATATTTTATTCGGTTGAGACTAGGTTACGTCCAGGGATTACAGCATCAAGAGTTAAACCTCGAATGGTTGGTCGTCCTGAATTGATTGTGAATTTAACGTCGATAGCGTAGGCACGGCGTGAGATCTTGGTTCTGATGTTCTTGTCTTCAACTGAAGAACTTGTGAAGTTAATCAAGTTTACCGTCGAATCAGGATTGGTGGCAATAGAAGAGATGTCAATGTTCGTATTCGCATCTAACAACATATCAGTCTGAAGTCCTGAGAACCGCTTTTGATCAAACGTCTTGAAGCTGTAACGTCTGCTTGTAAGTATCGCAGGAATCGCAGATTGAATAGCTCCAGTGACGAATACGGCTGAATCTGCTCCTGCGGTATCTCCTAACAGAGCAGTTCCTAGAACTGGCGTTCCTGTGCCGTTGTTGAGCAAGTCAACCTCACCTTGTTCGCTCAGATGTAGCTTACGCAGCGATACTGCAAACATCTGGTTCCTGTTACTGTAAACGGCTTGAAGCAACACTCTGGGAGCATACGAACCGTATGTTGCATTCTGCGGATACTTATCCACCGATTCCCATGCTTGATTCAGCAGTGAGTAAACGAGCGTTGCATTGTTAGTCGTTGGAGGAACATCGGAGTCAATCAGAGGGATTGACAGGTAGTAACGGTTGTTGAAGAACAGTCCGCAAGCGTTCTGAGCATACTGCGTGTTGATATTCTCGATGATGTCTGAGATTAGATCAGACAAAGGCTTTTGATCACCTACTAGCTTGAGGTCTAACGTGTTGTTAAGCAGGTAAACTCCACGATCTGAGAGGAAGAACACCTGTTGTCCAGCGAAGGTAATGCTGCGTCTTGCAATGCATCCAAACTGGTTGGTGAGAGTCTGAACGAAGGAAGAGTTGTCGATTCCTCGGTCAATCGTTGTGTTCGTGATAGCAGGAGGCGGGATGTAACCGTAGTAGATGCTGTTGCGTTTAAAGATCAGGAACTTGTCCTCTTGAAATGGCACAAAGCCTACGATGTAATCATTATCGCCAACGTTGATCTTGAATTGATCCAACGAGACATCGAAGACGTTTGGTTCGTAGTAGTTAGACGCTGCGATCTCATCACGGCTAACACAAAGCACAATGCGACCTTGGAAATACATTCCGAAGTCTGCTGGAGGCATACAAGCGTTGGTTTGTAATGGAGTGTAAATGTATGGGAATTGTGCAGCAACAGAACCAACTGCAATAGCAGCTTGAGGCACTACAGTTACTGTTGAGTTTCCATCAAACACCAAGGGAGCTTTGGCTTTGATACAGCTAAAAGTGGTGTGCGTTTTGTTTCCGCCACCAGTATTCACCGAATATGTGAGAGTTGTGGAAGTAACTGCGGTGATAAAGAACGTCCCACTTAGGTCTGCATGACCTGGGACATTAACAATGATTTCATCACCTACAGAATAACCATGAGCAGCGGCAAATGTTAATGTCGCAATGTCAGTGGGGCCACCAATATAATCAACGGCATGAGGTACTCCTGATGTCGTGTTAGTCTTCACATCATTTCGGCTATAACCTCGCAAGATGTAAACCTTATTCTCAGCTTGGAAGGCATCGACTGGATCTGACTCGGAGATGGAACGGAAGAACGTAGTCGCACCGATTACCTGTGAAGGATAAGGTCTAGCTGAAGAGATGGTCTTCGTCGTCGTGTTGTAGGTGTAAAGTGCAGTCTCGGAGACTAAAACGATGGACTGCTCACCTGTGGAGCTTGTATAAAGACAACTGGTTAGGAACTTCTTCCCACCAGTTACAAGTTCGGGAGTCGTTAAGTCTAGACATCCAGCACGCACTCTAGCTTCTCCACGATCCATCCGCATGTTCTGCGCGTATTGCACAAAGCCTGCTGCAACGTTTACAGGGTTCTCTCGGCTGGATATACCAACAAAGCCAAGGTCACCTTCAGTTTGATATGGATTGTTAGGCATAGGTTAAACGATCTTCTGAATATCTTTGCCATTACTTTCCATCCTTTCCCTTGCCTGAGCAAGAGACAGCCCAAAGGTAACTTGGAAATGTGGACTTTCTGTAAAGCTTTTCCACGTTCCAGCCCATTCGATTCCGTTTGATGCTGCTAGTTTGCCTATTTCAGCGTAGAGTTTGTCAGCTTCAGCGGGTTTCTTCTCATCGAGGTAAACACCACCTTTGAACAGTCCTAAATCAATGGCTAGACCGTAGTTATGCCATGAAGACCCAGGCTTTGCTTTGGTTACTATCGGTCCAGGCTTAGTCCGTCCAGATGCATAGAGAGCAGCTTGTGCAGACCATGAACGAAGACCTGAGATGACTTCAACAGTCACGCCTTTAGGAGCTAGAAACAACTCAACTTGCACGATAAACGGCTCAAGTTTAGCGAACGCTTTCTTGTTTAGACTTCCAAGGTTTTCAATGGTTCTCTTTGTTCTCATGGCTTTTCTTCTCCTCTTCTGCTGCTGCAAGATCACAGCTTATGAATAGAGCTATGATGCCAAGTGATCCTACTGCTATAAAAGCAAACAAGACTCCTAGAACTATGTTAATGACAGTCATTTATCTCTGCCAATGGTTAGAGCACGGGTAAACGCTGCCTGTGAATAAAGTTTCTCACCTGTGGCTTTCCATCGACCTTCGGCAAACTGATACTCTACACCTTCAAGGCTTGTCACTGATGTCGGAGTGTAGAGTGCCGATGAGTCTAACAATGACAAGTCGCTCTTTGGCAAGGTTCTCGATTTGCAAGAGGCTAGACTCAGTAGCACCAACACTAAGGCGAAGAATGTCAGCGTCGATTTCATGGAGGCGTTGAAAAGGTTTTGAGGCATTCACTGCTAGCCAAACTCTCAAGGCTAGCTTGATGAGTTCAACTATGCCAATCATACTCCTGTCTTGTCACCGTCCTTAGCGGCTACCAGACCAAGGCTAACCAACAGACCAACAACCGTTGCCAGTTCGTCAGCATACTGTGGAAGCCAAGTAGCAGTGATGATAGCAGCAATGCTGACAATGCCAGCGAGAGTCGTTTTCCAGTTCTTGAGTAGGTAGGTTTTCATTTGCGTAGATTACGGATTGCGGAGATACAGCCAAGGATACCTGCGAGAGTTCCAACTGCTAAAGATGAAAGTTTCAACCACATCTCCATGTCGGCGTGGGTAGCCAGTGAGCTTAGAATCGCTAGGATGCTACCGACGAATGGAGTGAAGTGATTGTCGTTCATTTAGTTAGATTCGCAAACAGAGTTATCATCAGGGATGAGTTCCAGCACCTTGGCCTTTACGACTTCGCCAGTGGCTTCAATCACGATCTTATTGCCAGTCTGAGCGGCAGCTCCAAAGGCTTCACACAGCTTCAAGATTTCGTTGCGGATGTCGGATGGATTCATGGCAGTTGCGCTTCAATTTGTGCGATGAGTGATTGGCGTTCAGCGTAGGGCAGGGATGCGGCAGCAGTGCCAATGCGGCTCAATGATGCTGCATAGCGTTGATCAACCAGAGTCTGAATGTAAAAATCAAGCTCAGATATTTTCAGAAACTCAGCAGGCGTGATGTTTGCTGAACTAGAACTATTGTGAAGATCAACGCGATCTTGCAAAGCGTCAGACTGTTCTTGATTAAGGGTAAGTATAATTGAGATATTCATGATATTATGCGACAATGGTTAAGATTCCTGCGTTGCTGTAAACGTCACCAGAAGACAGGCCAGTAGCTGAAGTTGGGATACCTGCAATGTTAATCACCTTGCGAGCTGCTACGACGGTAAGCACCGTGTTGAGCGTTCCGATAGCGGTTCCGCTTGTGCCGTTTGTGCCATAAACTCCAAGGCGAAGATCACCTCCAGTGCCTGTTCCAGTGCTTCTTGATCCTGCAATCGTGAGTGTATTGGTTGGACTGTTATTTGTGTCCGTTCCAACACGGCCACCTCCTGCTGCAATCGTTTGGCTTACCCATCCTGAGACTAAAGAAGTGCCAAGCTGAAGAGTTGCTGTGGCTGCACCATATAATCTAACTGTTGTGGGAAAGTTTGGATCTGCGCTGCTAGTAACAAAGCCAAGATATGCGGAGCTTCCAATAAATACACCTTCGCTGGAATCTGAACTATTATTTCCTATGCGAACTCGATTATTGTTTGTTAACCAAGTTCCAAATGCATACCCACTAGTTGATAAGGTTATAATTCCAGCTTTATCGAGCTTAAACATTGAACCACCAGCCACTGTGCCAAGGTCTAACAGATTGGATGTTGCACCGCTTGCTGTATTAGTTGCGCGTCCATAGATCAAAGCTGGATTGCCTGTCGTGTTCCAAGTCGTTGAAACGTCAATCGTGTTTGTCGCTTGTGAACCAGTAAGCGAAAGGCCAGAGAATATTGAGTTTGGCAGAGTTAAAGCACCCGTGAGAGTGCCGCCAGCAAGAGGGAGTGCGCCTAGATTAGCTAATGCCGCTGCATTAGTGGCCGATGTCATGAAAGTATCAACGGCGGAAGATGTTGTTAGATTTGGCATAAATTAAGGTCGGGTAAAGTAGCTTATGCCGTCTGGACGCAGGTAATAGCTGGTTCCGTCAGGACGCAGGTAATCAAACACGCCTGGAGTAACATCAGACGAGAAGATTGATGTTGGCTTAATGTTAAGCGAAAGAGTGATGGCAATCATCAGAGACTACACTGGAAGTTTATAAGCACGGACTTTGCCAGATGTAAGAGTGAAGGCAGTGATGCCTAGACCATTGATGAGTGTGGTTCCGGCTGGAATGGTAAAGCCAGTCATGGCATCACCTGTCTTGCTGTTCTCGGTGAACACAGAAAAGACGGCATCAGCTAGAACCTGAATAGCATAGAACTTACCAGTGACTGCGGTTGTTGAGATTTCAACATCCACTCCATGACAAGCACCTGCTGCTCCTGCGATATTTACGTTGTTTTGCATATTTAGTATGTGAAGACTCTCATTGTTTTGACTTGCCCTTCAGAGCGAAGAACACGGTCAACTTGTAGCATCTTTGATTGTTCAGCTTCCTCATCAGCTCTAGCAGCGGAGTCAAACTGTGACTCAGAGCGAAGGTAATCTGAAAAGATAGCGCGAACAAGGTAGTCAGTTGTGAAATACGGGACTTCGACAATCTCCCATCGAGCAGGAGTATTGCTTGGATTACCACCTGAGTTGCCAGCAGCAATGCAAGTGTAGAAGTTACCTGATCCACCTGAAGTCTTAGAGGGTTGGTAGCTTCCTGTAAGCGTGCCAGTGTCGAAGTAGATCTGTGCTCCTACGGTATAGTTAAGGCTAGGGTCATACGCTTCACCGAAGAAGGTCACTGGTGGTAAGCGGTATTCTACCCAAACTGGATTGGTAGAACTTAACATGACAATGCGGGAAGAGTCACCGCTGTCATCAAGATAGTAGCTCACGTTCACTGCTCTAGCAGTCACGCGAGGATTAAGCTGGTAAACATTCAGAATGTCACCGTTAGCTTCTGTGATGTTGATGTAAGCAACGGACTCTGCATCTGTCGTTACTGCCATCTCTTCGACACGGACAAGATCAGGCCAAGGTTCCTGTTCCCAGATGTCAGAGATACGCTGAGTAGCGAAGTCACGAATCATGCGAAACGTCGAGTCTTGAATCGTCGAACGATCCATTCCGCACAACGTTACGGTTCGGTATAGAATCTCGCTAAAGTTAGTTGTTCTCACGCAAAGACTTTACGGTATTTTACATTACGAGTCGAGGGCGAACCAGCATAACCAACATGGATTTCTTTTGTGCCACCGCTATTCACTTTGCAGTAGTCGTTCTTTTCCATGTAGCGTTTCCTGAATGCTTTATCTTTCCAGCAGTCGTAGCCTAGCTTTTGACCCCAGAAATGGAACGAGTCTGCATTGACTCGCATTTGCAACTGACCAATACCGTCAATCGACTTTGCACGGATTTGGTTAACCTGTCCGACTGCTTGCGTTTGAGCCTCAGCCATTACCTTTTGAAAGTTCCATCCTGTTTTGAACTCTTTGAGCATTGCTCCGTGAAGTTCTTCGGGGATTTGTTCGATCATAAGTAATGGCTGAGGATGTGTTACGCGATGCAGGAGGCATTAAGCCTCTATGGATTAGGATGCAGCAGAGAACTTACCAAGACCAAGCGGGTTCTTGCAAACAAGACCAGCAACGGCTTTGATGAGTCGAGCAGGACCACCACCAGCATCAGGAAGTTCTGTCACTTGTGGGAGACTGGTATAACGCAATTCAAGGAGGTCCATGTCGAGGACATAACCACGGAATGCGTTTTGATTGAACAGAGTTGGATGCAAGCGGAGGGAACCAAAGTCACCTTCAAACAGATCCACCGAAGAACTGATTGTGTCGCTATAAGCATCACGCTGAAGTGTGCGAATGCTCTGATATGCATCAGTGCCAGAAGCTGTTGCAGTGTAAAGCAAGTTGCTGAAAGCACGCTTCAGAGTTGGACCAACAACGGTGTCATAGGTCTTCATCTGTCCAGTCTGACCGTAGATGCTGGTAAGAACACCCTGAGCGTCAGTTTCGGCAAACGAAGCGGTTGCAGTAGTGTTGATGCTAGTGGTTGGAGTCAGATAAGCGGTTGCAATTGGTGCAACTGTGCCTGCGGCGTTGGCAATCCAAACACCAAGAGCCTTTGTTTGATAGGCAACAGTGCCATTATCAACAACTGCGGCGTTATCACTGCAAACTGTCAATTCCATGTCACGCTTGAGGGTTTTGATGCCCTTGGCGACCATTCCAGCAAGTTCGTCACGAAGACCAGCAACAATGGAAACGTCCACCGAAAGAGGCGAAACGCGAATTGCACGCTGGAAGACCTGAACGTAGTTGGTGAGAACTGCACGGCCAGAGTTAAGGTTTTCGTATGCGGAAACGTCCACGCCATCAACAGAACCAGTGCTCACGGCAGTTGGCATGTTGTCAGCTTGGAACTGAAGCAAGGTATTACCTGGCTTGTTACCTTTTGGAATCATCGACGTTACAGGAGTGTCCTTAGCGTCAACGAGAGTGATGTAGTCAGCGAGGTCTTCGCGTTTACCGATCTGAGAGCGTTCAAATAGTGCAGCCATAATTTTATAGTATTGAGTTTGTTAGGTTACAGGAACCTCTCAGCAAGAAGTGCTTTGAGTGAGTCCTGATTTGGGTTTTTCCTGAATGCTTCCTCAGTGGAGCGAGCTTTCATTGATTTTGAAGTTTGAACAGGTGCAGATGCTGTCTGCTTCGGATTTGATGGAGCCTTCTTAATAGCAGATGTTGGCTTGACCTTAGATTCCCGAATCCGTTTACCTTCGATCATATCTCCAATGGAGAGTTTGAAATCAGGGAACTTTTGGATCTCTGGGAACTCACGAATCAAAGCATTAGCATACTGGTATTCTGAGCTTGCACGCTGTTTCCAGAACGGATAATTCTTCTCAGCTTCTACATCGAACTGCTTTCGCGTTTGAATGTAATTCATCTGAGCAGGCAAATGTTCTTCGAGTGCATCAACAGCGTTGAGTTTGATCTTGCGGATGTCTTCCGCAGAGTATTCAATCTCTTGACCATCTTTGCCAGCTACAACAGCACCATCAGGATTCTCTTCAGCCCACCGTCTAACCTGCCTTGCATTTCGGATCTCCGCATGAACATCAGTATCGCTTTGCAGCTTGAAGTATGGGTTTAGTCCTTCGCCAGTTGCTACGATCTCCCTTTCAGGATTGGCAGCACGTGTCTCTGTTTCGGCTAGTTTTTCAGTGAGAGCATTTAGCTTTGCCTCGGCTTCCTTCTTCTGAGCGACTAATTTGTCGATCCTCTTTTGGACTCCTTTGGAAAGTTGCTTGTCCTGTTTATCTTCATCGTCAGCTTTAGACTCGTCTGCTTCGTCAGCATTATCGTCTTCAACGTTAGATTCAGTTTCAGATTCCTCTGATTCAGTCTCATCCTCTGCGATTTCCTCGCTAGATTCTGATTCCTCTTCTTCGGTGTCTGTCTCAGTTCCAGCCTGAGTCTGCTGCTCTTCTGGGTCAGCGAAGAGTGTCTGTCTAAGCAGGGAAGTCAGACATTCAGTGTCTAACGATTTGCTTGGCAACGTGGTTTTGGTAGGTTCACTAACCGTTTCGGTGGATGTAGGCATAAGCAAGAGGTTTAAAGACCGTCTAGAGGTCAGACTAACAAACAGAGCTTGAGAAACTCAGGAACATTCAAATTCTAAACTCACTTTATTCAGCGTCAAGGGTCGCTAAACTCCAACTCAGTCTCTGAACGTGTTGAATAGTCCTCAATAATAGCACGCAGATCAATCAGAGCGGCTACTTGCCCAGCATAGTATGCACGGTCTTCACCTTTATTGACCACATCCAGAACTCCAGATAGTGCGGAGTTATGCTCACTTTGTATGACGGCATATAGCGCATCCCAGAACACTTTTGTGCCTAGTTTGAGCGTAAATGCTTCGATGACTTTGGTTTCTTCCATTACATTTGTGGTGGTTGTTGCTGTGCCATCTGATCACCGATTGGAGTAACTCCAGTGCGTCCAATTTGAGCATTCTGCTGCTGCATTACGCTCATCTGCATGTTCTTCACATAGTTCTGCATCAAAGTCTGGAACACTGGATCTTGCTGTGCTGCTGCCTGCGCTTTTGGATTCTTGGAGATAATGTCCTGAACGTATTGCATACGGGTTTCAGCAGTAGGGTCGTTCTCTTTATACATCGGCTCGTTGCCTAACATCATCATGCCAATGTCAGACTGCACTTCGCGGAACATCTTCTCAGATGCGCTTGAGTTGTCCATGATCAAGTCACGGGCAGACTCTGGAGCCACGGCTTCAATGATCATCTGGATGAGCTTGTTACGGTTAAGAACTCCACCTGAATCGAGAGGAACGACAAACGATGAGATAGCCTGTAGCTTCTTCGCAACAAGGTCGTTATCCAGAGACTGGATGTTGAAACGCACCATGAAGTCAAAACTACTAGCAATGTCGCTCACGTTGCTAGGAAGCTGGAATCCTGTAATGCGCTGAATCTCTTCAGGTGGCATGTATTGCAGGCACAAACTGAACATCTGATTGTAGATCTTGGACCAACTGCAAAGCCAGCGATTAACCAACTGCTGTTGCATGAGTTGCGTCTTGATCGGCACTACCGAAGCACGGTTTAGACCAAAGTAGTTGGCGTGATTATTCTCGACACGTTCAATCAGGTTGAATGCAGTCGTAGGAGCACGGTTAGGAGACTCTAACCAAGAGTAGTCATCTGGACGAGTGACAGGAAGCTGAACGCCTGGACCAATCTTGTTGATCTGCCCAATACGCTTCACAACTTTCATCGGTGGCAACGTCTCAAATGCTGTTCGGTCACGAATCGAGTCGTGTTGAGCTTTGATTTCGTCCTGATCGGTGATCGTTAGCTCTGGAATCCCTCGGCTTTCGGTGATCGGACGGCGAACAACTTCTCGCCTGAACTCAATAAACGGATACTCACCGTGGGCATAGTCTAACAACTCATGTTTGGCATACAAGTCCTGCTCTACAAGAGGAGAGAACACCGTGCAATAGATTGCAGCGATGCCGTCCTTGTCGATTTGACGAGTGTAAGCGTAGCAAATCTCAATCAGGTTGTCCTGTCGGATGATCGGAGATGCACCCAGAGCAGTGATCGTGTCCAGTGGGTTAGTATACCATGACTGCTTGCCTGCTGTCTCGACTGCCTGATCAATAAACTCTTCATCCCAGTCTTCTTCTTTGACCTTGGAGCGTAAATCCACCTCGTTCATGTAGATGCGACGAAAGATGACACGCGCAGACTGTAGATCCATCGTCTCAGGTGGTAGTGCAATCTCTTCAAATGGCTTGAGAGCAGTGACGCAAGGTAGATTCTTGCTGATGTAAGTCTCATACATTTCACCTTCACCAGTCTCACGAAGTTGC